GCATCTAAGAGATGTGCGAAACCATGTAGCGTAGTGTGAATGTCATCTTGACTACTAGAAGTCCATTGTCCATCATATACCATGTCAGCATAGTTCTTTAGGATGCTGGCAAAGTTGCCAATCTCCATAATCTCTTGTTCTATGTCAAATCGTGACACATCAAATAGTGGTTCACTCATATCAACCCCTTCGTCTGTAAGTAACGTATTCCAATATACAGTGGTAATGTTGTCAAAATCATTGCATCAAATGAACCACCGCCTAGGCCAATAAAAAACGCCACTGCCATAACGATAGCAATAGCGCCGAAATCTTTCTTAACGTCAATGTCAAACATCTTTTACCTCATCATTACTAATATATAATATACCACAGGTAATGGTATTTGTCAATAGAGTTTTGCGAATGGGCCGAACATTTCTCCCTTTTTCATCGCAAGAAATACCATATCAGTGAGCAGTTTTTCTCTTTTCTCTTTTGTCAAAGAGAAGATTAGATCTAAGAATTCTAGTTGCATGAGTTTAGAATTTGCAACGTCTGGTTCTAGTGTGAACACTGTTTTCATGTTTTCTTTAAATTCAGACTCACTACGAATATTCGATACTGCACCAGCATTGCTTACTCTCTTCCACATACTCGCAAAATGATCCTGTTTCTTTTCAAAATCTAATCGTGTCTTAGGAAACAATGAATTATTATTTTTAAATGTTAATTTGTAGTCAGTGGATAACATACTCTTGAGCATATCCAAAGGAACTTTACCAAGTCGTGCAGCTCCTGCTCCAGACTGTGTTGGTTCAAATTTTAGATTACTGAATCCACGAGAGTTCATTTTAATCTGAAACTTATACTCTACATTACCTTCTTTAATACGAACAATAGTGTCTTGTGACTGAAATTGATTTGTTGCTTTGAGATCAAGTTTAATCGTGGCTTCTGATAGTTCAAATACTGGTGGTTTATTTGCCTCGTTGAATAGTGCCTTATTGATATTCACTTCTTCCCACTTTGCTTCCTTACCACTAATTGCCTTGAGAGATATACCCTTTAGTACTTTATCATCCCATTGGCGGCGCATTACAGCATTTAATTCCTGTATGGATGCATATCGTCCTTCAGTTGCTTCTTCGATTTGTTTGATTACTTTAGATTCGTCTTTGATAACCCAAACGTCTGCTGGATTCCAACTGTCTTTCTTTGATATACCAAATTTATTCTTGACAATGCCAGTGATAAAGTCCATAAACCCACCATCTCTATTGAATACCTTGTAATGGCCCCTTTTGAGTTTGTCACCAACAGTGTTTTGTTGTGCAATCAAACCATTAATCCATTTTGTATTGGTTTCTAAGTCTGGATAGATTTTTACTAGCTGAGCAAACCCTGTCTTATCACTCTTTAAGTCTGCAATGTCTTTGTATATGCGACTAGGTGATCCTAGTGCCTTTTCAATCATCCACAATGATGCTAATTCTTGTTGTTGAGTTGTTCCACCGTCTGGTGCGCCTGGGCGTTTAGAACTTTCTTGAAATTGAAATTTGTAACCTTCTATGCTGAAGTTAATAACTCGGCGTCCACTCTGTAATTTGGATTCAAAATCTGGTGATGTGTCGTAGACAGTCTTTAGAGCAATCTCAAAATTACCCTTTGAGATTTTGCATACAAACTGTTTTGCTCTAGAACCATTCCAATCGTCTGCACCAAAGAAAACTTCTGTTTCCATTCCCTTTGTGATTTTTTCAAACTGTGGTCTAATTGGTGCTGGACAAGCAGCCTTGGATTCTGCAATACCTAATCGAAACGCCATCGTTTACTCCTTACGAGTATTTATATCACTATCAGAAGAAACTGTCAAGAGTTGCAGTGCCATATTTGTCTGCAACCTTATTTACATTACTAGAATTGTGATTGACACTAGCTCCATTATAATATGGTATCTGATTGGATACCGTATATGAAGTCTCACCAGCACGTTTAATCTTCCACTGCAAGTCACCATCCTTTGGATATGGTAATGTCCAATCCATAGTGCTTTTGTCGCTTTTTAGATACTTGCGTGTCTTTTTATTCATAGGATAGATATAACGAAACTGTTTACCCCATACACGATTGAACCCTAGTTCACCCATCTTAGCGTCACTAGGTCGAGGGCCATACTTGGTATCTTCACGACCCATCTCTTTCTTCATCTTACGTTGTATGGTGCGAAAGTGAACCTTCTCACCCTCATCAGTGACATAAACATCACTCCATATGAATCCACCATAGAGGAAGTTTCCTGCCTGATAGACATATCCAGGCTTACCCACAATACCGTCTGCCCATGTGTAGAGATACCAGATATCTGGTGTGTTTTGTTTCATCCATTTGATTGTGGCAGACATCATCTGTGTCTCACTGTTGCGTGGCATCTTTTCATCCATACACATCTTACCAATCTCATAGTAATGTGATGTGGTTAGTTCTGGGAACATCTTCTTGATTGTTCCCATTGGATTCGTACCCCAACCTAGTGTGAGAATGCCGACAAGCTCATCTTCGTGGTATGCACCAAGATAATGTTTTGTGAGTTTAGGCATAACTGGACTATAGTGACGCTCTTGAACAAACAAGGTGGCGACTCTATAGTCCACTGGTTTCATTAGCATCCCACAGATTCTTCCTCAAAATCTTCTGGGTGTTCTTTGATCCATTCAACTTCTGACATACAGAATTCCCAAACCTTATCATTGATGATTTCCCACATTTCTTCATGGAATGTATCTTGTGCCTCATAATCAACCCACTCTTCTTCTTCCTTGTTGTAGGATTCTTCAGTCAGAGTTTCAGATTCCTCAATCACCATGTCAATGATTTCATCATAGTCATATTCGACAGTTTCATAAACATAGTCACTGTAGAATACATCAGCACCGACAAAGTTGGGGCCTTCATCCTCATAGGTCATCGTTGCAATGATTTTAGGATCGTATTCCTTTAGGATTTCTAGAAGTTTGACTACACCCTGTGTTGGTGGGCCCCATGCTGCTTCACCATTGAAATATGGTTCACCTTCTGCATCATAGTCCTCAAAGTAACTCCACTTTGGGCCAATGTTTGCAGTAGTCCATTCATACTTCTCTGTCATCTCATAGGTAGTATCACCCTCTACGAACATATCAGAGAACCATTTGTGTGGAGCATCCTCACGAATACGTCCAAACATCTCTTTTAGTTTTGCCTTTGCAGCATCGTTGATTTGGTGAAAGTTCACCGAAAAATGTACATGATTTGCCATTATACAGAACTCCCCTTACCAAATGGTTCTGACGTTGATGAATCAATATAGTCACCGTTAGTCTGATACTTGCGAGTTACAGTTTCTTTTCGCAGAACACCACTCACATAGCGATATGTTGTAAGTGAATGACTCACAACACCTTGTGATTCTAGTGCATCAAATGCTGATTTCAGCGGGCCATCTTTTGCAACCATTATTCAGTCTCCTCTTCAATAAGTTCATAATCAATTTCATAACCACCCTTACGGTCAGTCCACAAATCCTCTTCAGAATCTACACAGTCTGCACCCCATACGACTTCCATGAACATATCAGATTCTTCATCTGTTGGTTCATCGCCATATGGTTCTGGGGCATGGAAACCACCGCCTTGGTGTGATAGGATTTCTTTGAACCTGTCTACTGTCAGGCCCTGTTCTTCAATCCACGAATTGTCTACTGACATAGTTTTGTAGATTGTCATTTGATGGTATTCAGTTTGTTTAAAGTCTACGGTATCACTCATAATTATCTCCGTTTGCCCGTTGATGGGTCGTTTACTTCACTTGTGGACAACACTTGTAATCCACCCTTGTTATACGCTTGTCCAATGACAGCGTTGCCAGTATACACTGGTGTCTGCTTTCTGAAACCATTACCTACCTTATCAGATGTAGGAATGGCAGGGGAGCAGGGAGTCGAACCCCGGCTGAGTGGTTTGGAATCACTAGTGCTACCGTAACACCTCTCCCCTTTAGGAACGTAACCCATACGTTTCAGAAACTTTTCATGTTCTGCTTGTGCTGCCTGCATTTTGGCAGTAACCCTTTTAGGTTTTCTTTTCTTCTGATTCGTTGTCGTGTAGTACACCGGCAACATATGCATTCCGCTCATTATAAATCGCCTCCATTAAAATGTCCATCGGCAGATTGTCGATAGATTCACCATGCTTTTCTGCAAGTTCAGTTAGTGTCAATGCATTGTTCTCCTATGTTGGCGAATCAATGAATTTAGAACATTAGTCCAATAGTTCCTTGCCCATTCAGACATGACTCGTTCTTCCAACATATGGTACACAACGTCTATACGTTTGTGTAATAGTTCGTTATTAACCATTGATAATCTCATACGCTTCTGATACAGCTTCAAAACCATATCCACCAATATGCCAGTCATATTCCTCAGTAGGAATTCGTCCATCTTTCCAATTGTAGATGGAAAACTTGACAGGTGAACTATCTTCTTGAGGCACCATAACAGTCCACTCGCAGTTTACCTTTTCATAAGGGTCTGCATCAGTGTATGTAGGTTCTCCAAAAATCTCAACCAACTTATCATAGGTTGTTTTGATTTTACCTTGTAGCGAACTCATGTTCATATTCACATCTGTTTCAAAGTTTTTCATATTACTCTCCCTTCATTACAAATTCAGGCATTGGTGGGAAGTCAGTTCCCATCACAAATGCATCACAAATGTCAAACTCAAAGTCCTCGCCTTCGATTGCAATCGTCAGTGCCAACTCTTCTTTCGACACATTCATCTTTTCACAGTAGGCGTCCATCGCCGTGTAAAAAACATCAGAACCAAAATATTGTATCGACATATCTCTCACTCCTATTTCTTATTATAAACTATAATACCACCAATCGCAGCGATTGTCAACCCCAAAATCAAATTAATTGCCATCTCGCCCATAGTGCTTGCATACTCTATGCATTTGCCGTCACAGTCTCCAGCACTTCCAGCCATCATAAGCAAACCAACAATAATCATAACCATTCCAGTAATATTCAACATTTCTCTCTCCTTACACAGTCTCAATCATACAACCAAATGTCTCTTTAATGACAAAGGTAAAGTCAGTACCTTCTGCCATCTCATTCAGAACCATTTTCTCTTCTTCTGCATTACCCAAACATTGATGGGTAGCAACGATAATAGGTTGTTGATCTGGATGACATTCCAGAATCGCAAACCCTTGAATTGGATGTCCAACATTATTAAACATAATCTTACCTCTCTCTAGTTTAACTCGTGGTCTTGCCATGACCACTCTGATACTCTATCGTCAGAAGTTCTTCCAGCAAATATCAAAGTATCAGTATCCCAATCTATGTCACCATGACTACGATGGTCATGCCAACGATGAACAAAGTCTATCTGCCATATGCGAGAAACAGTTTGTATCTGGTCATCTGTCATACCGAAAACATGAACTGCCATTTGCGAATCACTCCTCACTTTCTATATAGATCATACCTGTTTTCACAACAAATGTCAAGGGCAAAAATCACTTTTTTAGCACTTTTTTCAACTTTTTTATCAGTTCATCTACACTATCTTCATCTGCTTGATATCGAATACCGATACCACCAGCACCAATCCAGCGTTTGATGTTATCTGGTTTATCGTCTACTAGGATGTTTGGTTTACCAGTTAGACGATTGATAGCATACTTGTGTTTATTACCAGTAAAGATACATTTCTCTACATCAGGCATAAACCCATGACGTTCTAGCCATACTCGTTTCCAGTATGCAGAGTTCATCGTATCTCCACGCAGTGGTGAAGAACAGATTCCCCAATCACCAGTAGAGCGAACAAAGTC